GAGGAGATGCTTCAATTCGAGGCTGAGAAGGCCAAGATACCCGTCGCTAAATTTTGGTGCGAGTATGTCCAGAATGGTGAAGGCGAAGCCCACTACAATCCCGAAAAAGGCGATATTGCAGTCAAGGCAATTCTACATGACGAAATCTCACGGACTAAGTGGGAGAAGCGTATCCTAAGCCACTTCATTGAGCTCATCAAAAGCCAGGTTGAAAAGGATGAAGCCTGGAAGTTGGCTAATGAATTGGGCGGACCAGAACCCACCTGGTCAGCGGTAGCGGTCGTGCATGGTTCTGAGAATTTCGGCGCAACCGAGAAGTATGATCGTTATGAGCGTTGCTGCAAGAGGGCTGAAAAGTTAGCCATACGCAAGCGTTTTCCGCTCATCGATCTGCCTGAGCCGGTCGGTTTTGACGAAAATTATATCGATGCTGAGGTAAAAGATGTTCCAGAACAATTGCCACCCGAGCAGCCACAGATTGAGCAACCGCAACCCGCGGGCAATGGCAACGGCAAGGCGCCGATGAATTTGGAAGAGGCGAAGGCTATCACCAATCGCGATGGAACGAAATATGGCAACATCGGCCCCGAAGATTTAAAGCATATGGCGCGGTCATTGAGCAACGTGGCAAACCGCACAATTGAGCAAGAGGATAAACTGCTAGCAATACAGTTAATCCAGGCTGACAGGTCGAAGGAGACGAAATGATAGACATAAATCAGAACGACCCGACGGTTGCGAACGACCCTAAGGATATTGTGTTCGACTATTTGGTGGAGAATATCAGCGATAAACAGGCATATTTTTTATCTAGTCTTATAGCCGATTTCTTGAATAGTCATGATATTTATAGCGGCAAAGAGATTAAAATGCCATTTCATTTTATCCCCGCGATAGATAAATTTCGGGCTCAACAACTTCTTGAAATCATCAAGGCATATGTTGAGAGCCACTACCTGCAAATGGCGGGAGGTTTCCATGTGCAAAAAAACCCTTGACCAATGCCAATCAGGTGATGATTTCAGAAGATATGCTGAGAAGAAAGGCAAAAAGAATAAAGCATTGGGTGTCTGGACCCGAAACGGCAAAGGCGACCATTGCATTGTCGGAACAATCATGGGGCAAGTGGTTGTGCCTTTGCACCGTGAAATAGCCAAAGGATTGCGGTGCAAACTCATTAAGACACTCATCGCGATTGGGCTGGCCTGCCTGGTCATATTGATGGTGGTGTAAACAAGGGGCCATCCAATTGACACTTTTGCATGCAATTTGTTGAACATATTGAATGAAATACAAGCGAGGTCAATTATCCGTGTGGTATAATTAATCTCAAGCCAGTCGCTAGAGGCAAAAGCTGGGTACTCCCAGGTGCTCGAAATGGGCCTCATCCTCCTCGGGGCTGGCTATCACGATGAGAGGGCACACCTAAGGTTCGTCCGAAGGTTACTCCCTCTAAAGTACCCTGGCCCGATGAAGTATCATAATCTTGAAGGAGATGGGCACGCGGTAGGGATTGCTGGGCGTGGAGATTATGAGAAATTAGCTACAGGGGTCACGCCAAAGAACACGGGACTAATTTGGCGTATCCCCGCCGGGCCTCCATCTACTATAAGATGCGCACAAATGGGCGGGCTCGGGCAAGGAGGTGACGACTTCCTTGCCCATTTCTATGTCTATCCTGGTTATTATAAGCTACTTAGATTACATCGTCATGAGTTCGCGCTTTGTCACTAAAACGCAAAAGGTGACAAATTACCATTAGATTATATCCGCCTGATTACCCGGATTCTGCCTGAGTTGCTCTTTACTAATATAAATCGGAATTTACCCGACTGCACCAAAGTATCCATTCGAATATGTGCTGTATTCTGACATATCCCATACCGCGCCATCATGTCCCTATAATCAATGTCACCGGGTTGGCGTTCCTCATAGGTAACGAATAGTTTATCGATCTCAGTGAAAATATCTTCGCTATTCATAATTCCTCTTTCGTGCGGATATCTAATGTCTTGGTGAGTCTCATGATGCGCCTCATCCCATCGACAATTTCAATAAGTACCAATCCATTAGTTATAGTATCCGGCGATTTCCCTGAATAACGGGCATAATCTGTTATCATCATATAAGATGGGGTGACTATAAGTGTAGAAAAGTAGTCTTTATCTGCTACTGATATATGTACCGTTTCACAAACCCATTCATGGTAATGCGCCCTTAATACCAAATCGGGGGGTTGCTTCCCTGCCATCAGGCTTTTTTCCATGATTGAACGAAGATAATACCGTGCCTCATTGCCAGTCAGCCAGGCTCTTTTCCCTGGTGGTGGTCCAACATGGGCATAATCTACCAATAACCCACCGATATGAGCCAATCCATGATATAGAAATTGGGTATCGACATCTGGATAAAGTGATTTCAATCTATCGCATATAAGAATTTCAGTAGAGGCCTCACCATAATCATGTGCATTATTTCCGGCCACAATCCGCACCGTTTTAAGATTAGGTATTTCGTACCAGACTTGAAGATTTGCTAATCCTATTGATATCTGATCCGCCATGCGTGTTGACATGATTGAATAGGGATATTTACCGCCCCAGCATAACTCGCCGTTATGGATTAGAGTTAGCGGATCATCACCTATTTTTTGTATGATCGTTTGCTTGTGGGATTGCAAGAGTTCCCATAGATATTCTTGCGTTGTGGTGAGTTTTGGCTTTACTGGTATGAGTGTTCCATTTGGTGCTTCATCATGTAGAATTACATCCGGATTGCATAAGGCTAGTTTGTGGTTGGCGTGGGTGTCGCTTATGTCAACGATGTATTCTCTTTGCATCAGTTTAACTCCTGATTGTTTTCATGGTTGGGTCAGCTCGGTTTGCCATTATCTTCTAGCTCCGTTTGTGATCGTCATATCAATAATTCCTTGTTTGCCATAAGTCACCTCAGCTCCTCCGCCGTCGCATAGTTCGTGATCGTCATAAGCCACCTCATGCTGGGAATGTTACTTCCACAGTCTGAATACTGGCAACCCAACGAACAGTATTGCCTGCGCCATCAGCATCCTGAACCTCAATCACAAGAGCATCATTCGTATCGTCACCTCTGGCACGTGCATCAAAACTCACATCATCGGCATCGTAAAGCATTATAACCATGGAGGCCAAAAGCGTGGTCGTTCCACCATCATTTTCTATAATGCCCTCTATCTTGAAACCGAATGATTTTGTACATCCTTGAGTAGTACCAACAATTTTTGCAACAAATGTCCAGACTGTATCTACTGGAATAATCAATCTTTCTAATGAGCCATCCAAAAACAATTCATACCAGTTATTATTGTTATGAACTACTGATTTATTTAGAACACTATCAGACATTTGACAGTCACCATACTGAGAAAATAAATCTGATCCGAAAGATTTTTGGTATTTATTCGATGGTTTTGTTCCTAAGCCTAATGATATTGAATGATCTTTATCAGCCCTACAGTCATCCCCTATAGCAATACTATATGGCGCCGTCGCCTGACATGATAAACCGATTGCAACTGTATCTTGGGCACTTGCCAAATTCCCATCACCCATTGCTACTGAATTATTGCCACTGGCTGTATTATTTTGCCCAATGGCAATCGCAGATGGATTATCTTGACAAATATTCATTGTCCCAATAGCCACAGAGTTATTTGCACCTACAAGAACCTGATTTGCATAACCAAAAGCCAAACTATAATCAGCTTCAACTAGATTGAGGTCTCCCCCGCCAAAGGAACAGTTTCCGGTAACTTTTATATTTGAGCCTATGCCGAATGATTTAGAACCAGACACAACAAAATCGTCTGATACTCTTTCCTGACAAAGATCAATTGCTTTTGCGCCACGGGCGTTACCCGCCAGGTCAGCTTGTAGCGCCGTACCATTCGGCTTGAATAATGGCAACCCCGCCGGTGTCACCGCCCGCGCGGTGTCTGTCCCCGCTTGGGCCTCAGTAGTAGTAGCCAATTCAACATGCGCCGAAATAGCCGTGGTCGCTGCTATGCCCGCATGCGCATCGATCAGCGTTTGCAATGTATTCTGGCTCGCGGTCGGATTCGCAATTATGGCGATAAGGTCTTCAAGCGTGATCGCCGCCCCCGCCGCCAGATTCACGTAGAAATTGAAGCCGTCCGGCAAGAGAACCTGATATTGCGCCGTACCTGTATTTGGGACGGCAATGTTAACGGTGAACGCCCCTGTCGCGTTCGTGATAACGGTATGCGTTTCTTCGGGATAGGTGTATCCCGCTATGGCGAAACAGCCGGTAAGACGGAATGAGACCTCGGCATTAGGCCAAGGCGTAACCCCACCCGGGTGATATATTACACCTATGATTGTTCTGGTAGCCATTTATATTGCCTCATCTACTTTCCATTCCGCATGGTAGGTCTTATCGTTTTTGGTATCCACGTAACTGGCAATGAACTGTACCTGGTAAGTGCCAGCCGTTTCCACATCGATTGCGCCGTAAGCCCAGGTGAAGACACCGGGATTTGTAACCTGGTCAGGGTCTACCGTGAATATCCCATCTACGGCGCGTCCTATTCCATTCCTGTCTTGCATACGCCCCGTGATAGTTGCGCCAGTCAGAACGTAAGCCGTACCATTCTCTTGTAGCCAGGTGATGCGCTGCGCTGTGTGCCGTGCTCCGACAACTCCAGTTGATAAGGTCATCTCAAAACTCCTTCATAATCTGAACCGACGATTGCACCCTCGTACTTCGGGCCTCTGATTCTGCCATTGGTAGATGGGCCGTAAACGGTTCCGGTCGTATGATATATCAGCATAGCAAGGATACTGATGGTCTGTCCCAAAGATAACAGGGTGGCGATATCCAATCCAATGCTTACGGCTCCAGGCACTACCGCAAGCGACTGACCCTGTGCCAATAGAGCGGCAGAGGCAAGATTAATAAATAGGCCAGCTCCCGGCGCAGAGACCGCAATGGTTTGTCCAGTTGCCGAAAGTCCAGCCGCTGACATGGCGAGGCTGACCGCGCCCGGTATAATGGTTAATGCTTGCCCTTGAGCAGTGAGCGTGGCACAAGCCATAGTAATACCCACTGCACCTGGAACGATTGTTGTAACCTGCCCTTGCGCGCTTACCGCTCCAGACGCCAGGGCAATCGAGACCGCACCGGCAGTAATGCTGGAAGCTTGCCCGGAAGCCGTAATGCTGGCCGCATCTAAATCTATTGAAGTGCCGGCAATGGCGCTGACCGTGATAGTCTGGCCTTGCGCGGTAAGACTGGCATTCGTCAGGGTAATCGCCACAACCCCCGGCGTTATGGTTATGGTTTGTCCGCTAGCCGAAAGCGCGGCATTCACTAAACTGATTGATACCGCGCCTGGTGTAACCGTGATAGTTTGTCCGGCCGCGGATAAAATAGCGTTTGATAATGCTATAGATACCGCGCCTGGTGTGATTGTGATCGCCTGCCCTTGAGAGGCAAGCACGGAAGCGGATAGAGTTATGCCAACAGCACCCGCTACAACGGTGGTTGTCTGGCCCGTGGCGGTTGTTGCGGCTACACCCAAATTTATAGATACCGCGCCCGGGGTAATGGCAATGACCTGCCCCGTGGCGCTAAGAGCCGCCGCAGCCATATTTGGAGCAACCGCTCCAGGCGTTACCGTGAAAGTCTGTCCACTCGTGGTAACAGCAGCAGCAGCGAGATTGATACTTATGGGCGCGCCGCCCGCCGTTATATAAGGCAAAAGATAAGATTTCGCCCCCCACCCAACAGGCGGCGGGTCTTCATCGGTAGTCGCAACTGATCCAGCTTCCCAATTATGTCTACCCCCAGAATAATCTATTAGTTTCTCTGCTGTGCCTGGGAAAAGAGGCCAGAAACCATAAAGATTGGCTGTTTCTTTAGGCAATATGGAGTGCATTTCTTGAGGGATTTGGGTGGCACTAAGAGCAGATGTCCACCACTTCATATAGGCGGCCCGTCCATTGAAAGAATATTCTGACCCATTTTGATAAACACCCAAATTAATATAAGATAATGTTGCTAGAGCCGTTATAGTAAAGCCATCAACACGTATTACACCATCCACCCATAATTCATTGTCCGTGTTAGAACGATGCACCCAGACTAGATGATGCCAAGTTCCGACAGAAACTTCATAAGTGGCACTCTCTTCTGAATCGCTACCTAACTCCCAACCTGTGCCAGTAGGCCCCGTTAATAGTTGTGGATGTTTACTGTTATCATATAAAGTTAAAAGGGAGCTATAATTGTCCGTGTCAACAGAAATATATGCCCACAATGCAATAGTGAATGTGGTCAAGTCGGGAAAATTTGCGCTGATACGAAGATATTTATCAGTAGTCGCAGTAAAACGGACAGCCATTTATTTTCTACCTAAATAACCAAGTTTGTCTATGCCCCGTCACGTATCTCAACAGCAAGAACATGCATATCTCCCGTCGCAGTATCATCCGGGGCATCCCGATCCAGGCTGAAACGCACATAATCACCTGCTGCGCCACTATCGAAGTTGGTCAGGGTCACATCGATGACATCCATGTAACCGGCGGTTCCAGGCACAGTTGTATTATCTAATGCGTTTACCGTGTCGAAACTATCGCCTGCGTCCATATCGAACGCGTCAGCATCGGTCACTGCTTCTACGGCCACGTTTACATCCACATCACCACTTGTGGCGCTTGCCATGATGTAATAGATGAAGGCGTGTACCGCACCAGTCCAACCTTGTGGGAGAATGACAGTCCAATAACAGGTCTCTTTAGTTGCCGCGTCGAAGGACAACACGGGGCGGCGGTTCACCAATTGCAGTTGCGGGAAGTTCGCCGCCGGAAACTCCGCACTATATGGGGTAAGTACAAACCTTGAAGCCATTAATCCACCTCCCCGAATAATCGGCGTAAGAATCCATCAGCATATCTCATCGCCGCACAGAAGCAGAATAGTAGTGTTTTCTGGCTTGGTGTGGCATTTGTTCTAAATAACGTAGGCAATGAGTTGTTATAGGATGAGACATTTGCCTCAATCCAATCGTCCGTGGAATTTATGGCATCTATCAAATCCTGTTTCACCATATTGGGTATATCCTCATGCGTTTCCCAATGTGATAAAAATCGCATGAACGCCCGATAACACTTCAACCTGTCTGCTGCCGGTAAAGGAGTCATCATTTTACCTCCAAGTATAAGTTTCCAATAATAGGATCGGCGGCAGCATCGCCATTCAATCCCACAAATTTAATAAAAACATCGCCCTTCGCACCTACAGGTACATTTTCCCAGGCTGTGACTTTCGTGCCAATTGTTCCCATTGCAATTTGATTGGCCGTCAGAGTTACATAGGCGCTATCATCCGTGCTATATTGAGCATAGATGACCGAAGTCGCCGTGCCTACCGTGGATACACGCGCCGATATCCTGATTTGGGTCGCATTAGTCAAATCAAACTTACCGCGTCTGTGAACTGCGCCAAATATCTCAGTCAAAGCCGCGGGTTGATTCGTCCACGTCACATTGCCAATATTGAATGGTATGACCAATGGCACAAATAAATGGTCGGCGTTCCATTGATCGGGCGATGGGTAATCCAAATTGCCCGGCCTGATATAAGTCGAGTTATGTTTAATAGCCATGTTTGAACCTCTTCATTCAAGACAACAGTAGCATCCCGTTTGCGTGGAATGTCAAGGTATAGTTTCCACCGTTTGAGTTTGTGGCTATCTCCCATAGAATGCATACCCATTTTGGAGTGGTCGTGTCATCATACAGACGCGCCTCAAGGATGGTTGCCGCACCCAATGATGTCCAAACCACATTTGTGCCATCATCATCCCAGGAGGCGCGGTTATTCGCGTCATCCTGTGCCACTACAGGCGTACCAATGGACTGGCCGCCCGCCACATAGTTAGCGGCCACGATTTCATTCGTTACAGAATAAGCCGTATCCGCACCGTCGGGACTTGCCAGAGCGGTATCATAGAGCGCCACTTTGAATGTGTCAGAGTTGCAGTCTATGGTTTTGAGCAAAAGTTGCTCCTTAAAGTTATTGAGCACCAAAGCATCTCCCTCAGCCATGTTATATCTCCTTATTTGTGGTAAAATTATTTTTATGGATAAAACAATTTCCGAAAAACAATGTTCCAAATGCAAACGCACTTTTCCGGCCACACTTGAATATTTCCAGAGTCAGAAGCAAAGAAACCGCAAGGATGGCCTTCATAGTTGGTGTAAAGAATGTAAACACATCGATTCCAGAAAGCGCAGTAAAGATTACTACCAAGCCCATCGCGAGAAAATCATTGCGGATGTCAAAAAGCGAGATCAAGTTGATCCAGAAAAGCAGCGAGCACGTCACAAAAAATGGTATCTTGACCATAAAGAACTTTCTAGTCAACGTGTGAAAAAGAATGCCAAAGATCTTCGACTTTTGGTAATAACTCATTATGGTGGGCATTGTCAATGTTGTGGAGAATCTCGTCTTGAATTCTTAGCAATAGACCATATTGCAGGTGGTGGCAATAAACATCTTGCCGTCATTGGCCGTGGAAATCTCTATCGCTGGTTGCGTGATAATGATTTCCCCGAAGGATTTCGTGTTTTGTGCCATAATTGCAATATGGCATTGGGTTTCTATGGTTATTGTCCACATACATTTTCACCTCTTTCTAATTAGCTTTTCCAACTAATTGAGCCGATTTCAATCCTATATTGATTGGCTCCGGTTCTGATATTCCGAGGCGTTGCCTTTCGGTACGCTCAGCCTCGGTTAGTTCCTTATCCAACCCTATGAGTTGGGCTTTATAATGCACCAACACATCGTGCTGGCGTGGATCATCGTCGCCTATCTGAATCAATTCTCGAATAAGTCCATCACAGACAGTACGCCTTATCCGAAGTTCCTGTATAGTTCGTGTCATCCTGTCTCCTTCTGAATTTAGCCTTATCGTACAATCTCATAACTCAATGTGAATGATGCCATTTTCCCATTTACATTTGTCCAAGAACTCCAACTACCGTAATAGGGATAGCGAGCAACGTATAAGATATTATCCCCGGTCAGGATAAATGCAGCTCCATGTGTGCTCACGTTGGTACCATTATCATAGATCATTGCAGCGTTTATCCAGATCATATTGGTAACGGTTGCTGCGATGAATGGCAGGGTCATCGTAAAAAAGGTTTCATTACTTGTGCCTGGCGCAGTCATATAAACAAATAATGTACACATTCTTCCGACCAGGACATAGCGACAGATAGCGGTGGGATCAGCCGAGAAGCCGGTAAATGCGGGCATCCAAACACCACTGGAATAATCCGCACCGCCAAACGAGTGCATGTTGTCAATCTCTCGCTGAAGCCGATCAATCGCGTCAAACATATTGCCTCACAGCCACGCCTGGTACTCGCCGCGGAATAGGCAGGTCACATCTTCCTCGCCGTTCTGTATCTTTATGTCTAGAGCGTCTAAATGGCAGTCAAACTGCTGTCCCCATGCGCTGGCTGTAATATAATCGCCATAGCCGTAATGTTTCCCATATAAACATCCTTCAGTTTGGATCATATTCGCAGTAAACAGTTTCTTGGGCCGGTTATAACGGAGCTGCGAATTAGTGTACGCGGTTTGTTGCGCGGCAGTGCCAGAAGCCGCGGGCGGTATATTCCTCATGATGCGCCCAAATAGACTGATGCCCTCACGTTCTGATGAAAAAGTTGGCACGCCTGCCCCGCTTACGAGATAAGTTGCTTCATTGTTATGGTCATCCTCATAGTGGCAGGCCAGGACGTTACCGACTTCGGGGCCGATCAACAGCATGTTACTGGTCGATGCGCGCCGGTCTAGCCCGCGCTGGCCCGTGTACGTGCGGAACTGCATTGATTGCCCATCGCTCACAATATCGAATGCCAGGTAAGTGCCCAATGTAGCCGAAGCCTGTGCAATCTCCTGCATGACCTGAAGCACATTGCGGTTCTGGAATTTCTTTGTAGTCTGTGGCGCAGAGGTCAGGTTTACTTGCTGGGTGATATAGGAATCCAATCTGAAGCCAACGCCAGTACCAGCTGGGGTATTACCGTACGCGGCGGTAGCTACAGTATCGGCATTAGCGCCCAAATAGTTACAGAATATATCCTTAAGCACATCGTCTGCTTCTTTGGCTACGCTGACATTATAGTAAGCAGCCAACGCAACCGTATCGGGAACAGCCGTGCGCCGGTTGAGTAAGCTAATGGTATCCTCGCCGGTGAAGGTCATGGTCTGACTTCCGTCCTCTGCCAAGTCCCGCTCCACCTTGCGGATGAAGTAAACGGTTTCGCCGTCCAGATATAGTGGGGAGCCGTTGACGGATCTCCAAAATTCGACACGCCCATCAATGTGGAATTTGTCCCAACTATTGACGGTTTTGATGATATCACTATCTGACATCACCAACTTACATGCACCAACATTGTTTACTGAGCGCGTATATTCAGCGCTGACGAAGTTATCTATCGAGGGACACAATTGGACCCCGGCGGCGTCTTTCAGTACGATCTGGTAGGAATTCGGCGTTAACGTCATGCTACACCATCCGCGCTCCAAAAGGTATTGTTCCAGCACATCCATACCGCGGTGGTGCCGGCCCCGCCCGTCAGGTAGCCGCTGACGTTGTTGTTACCCGGCTGTAGATACCAGTCCATGTTAGAGCCTTGCAGGATGTAGTTATTCAACGATCCTCGCCAGCTCGAGATGAAGTTGACCTGGCCTGGCATGAGTTGAAGCAAGCAAATCTCACCCGCCTGCAAGGTCAGGTTGTTGAAGTAAATGGCCCTGCCTGTGGTGTAGTTCATGATCTGGTACAGCGTGCCGGGGCCGGTCATGTAGAATAGTGGGTAGGTCTTAGTCGATGCGTTGGCCGAGATTGTGACGGTGGCAGAATAGGCGGTTCCGGTTTGATCAAACCCTAAATATAGGTTTCCGCGTGGGTCAAAAGTAAGCACACGAGCTATCGAAGCCGCTGGCAGTGTAATATCGGGTGGCATAAAAGCCGATCCCGTCCAGGTTACGAGTCCAGCAGTCACTGGCAATCCACCGGCTGTTGTGAAACTTCCACCTATATATAATTTGCCGTTTTGATCGAGACCAAGACAAAATACATCATTGTTAACTCCAATACCTAAAGAAGTAAAAGCGGCCCCATTCCAACAGGCAAGATCAGCTATAGTTACTCCTCCCGCAGAAGTAAAATCTCCACCAACATACAGTTTTCCGTCAAGACCAAATACCAATGCATAAACTTGATTACCACTCCCGGCCACACCTTTCGTAGTCCCGCCAAGTCCAACAAATGTCGCACCCGTCCATTTCGCAAGTCTATTGACGGTAACGCCATTGGCAGTTGCGAATTCCCCTCCAAAGTACATAAGATTATCTGGCCCGCAAGTTACACAAAAACCTTGCGCGCTAAGACCCGTGCCAAGTGGCAACCAACCCGAAGCCACTGACCATTTCGCGACATAAACTGTATCTGCTATTCCACCCGCTAATGTAAAAAGGCCTGTAGCATACAAATAGCCATCTTTGCCAAAAGCGAGACCCCACACGACTCCATTGCAACCCGTACCTAGAGCGTGCCATGTACCATCCCAATAAGCGATATTTAGAGTATTGGCTACGCCGCCTGCTAGGGTAAAATTTCCACCAACATATACTTTTCCATCCGGCCCTATCGCTATAGCATAAGCATCAGCCGGACCAGATAGACCTGTTACCCCCATAGCACTCCATGCTCCAGTCCATTTAGCGATGCCATTGACGGTTGTACCACCTGCTGTTGTAAAATTCCCCCCAGCATAAAGGCTCCCGTCTGGAGCGTAAGCCAAAGCTCTAACAGCGAAGTCCATCCCGGTACTCATTGACGACCATATCCCCGCGTTATTACCAAACCCCCCGCGCTGCAAGATACAATTCGCATTCACCACGGCTTGATAAAAGGTAGAAGCGCCCGTGCCTAATATCTGTACCATTTGCCTATCATCGTACCAGCATGGGTCATCGGCAATGAAGCGGAGGCCAACCGTCATAAACTTCCCGCTGGGCGGCCCACTGAATGGAGCGCCCTCCAACCCCGCATCATACACGGCGTGGATGGTTAACGTAGTTGCGCTCACCATATCGTTATACAATAACTTCAGCGATTGCTCCGGCGTAACCAGATCATGCTTGAGCAAATCCTGGAGCAGATGAAACTTGGTGTGCAGACTGTCGATGGTTGTACCTGTCAATAGCAACGTAACGGTAAACCCACGCGCCTGCTTGACCGTGCGTTGGTGCATGGAGCCACCCACCAACCCAAATGGCATGGATACATTCTTGAACGGTGGCATAGATGCGCCGCTAATGCCCAATATCGTTTTAGCAATTGTATTGAAACCTACGATAGCGCCACCCTCGCGGGACTGGTCGCTGCGTGTGCTGGTCGATGCTTGCCATGTACCATTGAACCAGCAACCCGGTTGATCCCCGTCAATGTAGGTGGTTGTCTGTATGCCATCTTCCATTTGGGCGCAATCGAAATAACATGCACAAGCGGTATTATTGGAACCAAAGGCAAATCTTACACCACCTGCTGCTGCCACTTTAGTTACACTCAATCTTTGCCAACCGGCGGTCGTTGATGTAATAACAACAGCATTGCCACCGCCAAAATCTTCGGCTGACAAGATTATTGATCCTGATACTAGGCATATATAAAGTGACAAGCGATAAGATTGCCCATTAGTTCCGGCAATATCCTGATATATTCCACGATTACTATCGGCGGCTGACAATGCGACAGATGATGTGCCACGCCAGGTATATACATGATTTGCCCCAATTGTGGGCACACCAAAAGCCGTCCAGTTATTAGGAATAGCTCCCGTCCACAACTCGAATGATGAGTTCAGCACATAGTTCGTGTTGACGTAATAACTCGCGCCCGCGGTGGTGTTATTGGGGATCGGCTTGATGACTGAAAGATAATCGGCCACAGTTTATACTCCAGGCGAATACAAGGCTCTCATAAGAGCGTAATCCGCGGCGACCTGTTCGTGGCGGGCATTGGAATTAATAGTCATGTTGTAGTGGTAGTTGTTAGTGATATTACCGGCTGCGCTGGGCGTGAGTATTTCGGGCCCCCTCTCGCCTACAAGTATAGATTGGTCTGCACCAAATGAACCACCAGACTCATAACCTTGAATTATCACCCATGCTGTGCCATTCCAGTGCCAATGACCTGCTCCACCTACAGCCGGTTGACCCTCATAATGATCGGGGGTTGCGCCACCACCACCCACATTCCAAGGTCCTCCCGCTTCGCCACCGATCTGATTAACACGCACATTGATATCTATATCTTTGCCGTGCAAGGCATCTATAACAGCCTGAAGTTCTCCTACCTTCTTTTTGTCAGCCTCTATTTTTTCGTCTAATTCACTATATTTAGTCTTAATCTCATCCAATCTACCTAGATATTTGGCTTTGTCGGCTTCTGTTTGCGGGCTGTTCATGAATGCCCGGGTTGCGTCATCTATCTCTTTTGAACGGGTCTTAGTGTCTGCCGTGTGGGTTCCAAAAGCCTCATCCTGTATCTTTAGAGCTGCTAATGTCCTGTCGAAGCTCTGCCGCATTCCCTCAGCCGCAGATTGGGCCTCGCTTCCCATTGCAGTATTGAGATTTTGCTGGTCGGTTTTTAGTTGATTTTTAGCAGTATCTAAATTTCCTGTTGCGATGGTCAACTCGCCCGCAATGCGTTTCTGATCTTCTATCGCTCGGTTGAATTCCAATTCTTGGGTGGTAAGAGCGCCGGTGTTTGTGGTCTGTTGTTGCAGATAGAGATTGTTATTCTCGACCGCCTTATTGGTCTTTTGGTATGCTTCAAATGCTTTTTGTTCTTCGGCAGTAAGTTCACGGGTTCCGGGAATAACGTAACCATAAGAATCAGCTAATTTCTTGTAACCTTCCTCTAATTCCTTAAGATGTTCTCTTGATGTTTGCGGTATCTCAAGTTCCCTTTTCAATCGAGCAACTTGATCCGCGCTCATGCCCGCGGCCACGCCGATGCTACCCATTAGCTTGTCCGGCTCTTGTTTCGCAAACCAATCCGTAGCTTTGTTTAGATCATCGAGTGCACGGATCAAATCTGGTACAACCGAATTAGAAAAGTTGTTTCTAAAAGCCGTCCATTGATCGTTTAGGACATCAACTTGTCTTCGTAAGTCTTCGGCAGCCTGTGCTTGGGCCTCGGTAACAAGCATACCTTCTGCTTGACTTGCGGCGGTTTCCCTAATTGCATCCCCACCCTCACGCAACATCGGTGTTAGCGCCGTCCAATTCCTGCCCAATAACTCAGTCATCAAGGCCGCTTGTTTTATCGGGTCTTTGATGGCATTATACCGATCGGCAATCTCCGCCAATGCCTCGATAGACGGAGCAGTGCCGCGCTTGACCATCATCTGAAGCGCAGACGTTACCTCGCCCTGAGATATGCCGAAATCATCAGCCGTTTGGATTGCGCGGCTGGTCTCTTCAGTTGAAATACCCAGGTTTTGGGCTAGTTTGCGGACTTCAAGATCATAGGCAAGTGTGGCGCCTATAGTCTCGTCATAAACTTTTTTGACAGCCTGAATTGCCTGCTTAGCAATAGATAGAGCGCTGTTGAATTCTGTCCAGGCCATTGCTAATTTACTGGGTGTATCTTTTTGGGCTTTAAGTTTTTCCTGTTGTTCTACAAGCGCCGCGGCAGACACAGCGGCTTGCTTTTCAGCCTCAGACATTGAGGCGAATTTTGCCTTCGCCTCCTCCATAATCTTATTGTTCTGTTCCTGAATAGCAAGTTTAGCCAGCGCCTTATTTAGGTCGTTGGTTGCAGACGTGGCTTTATTAAATGCACCAGTAAGCCCGTCTACAGCAGACAGTTCAATTTCTACTTTATTGGGCATGTCATCTGCCTATAGCCGGACAAATAATATCCAATTAGGTGTGGGCGGCGATTGCCCAGTCCGGGAGTGCGCTGCCAGGGAACAGGATCAAGTCAAACGAGAATGTACCCGCTTCGGGGTTGACCATCAGGTTCGTTACCAGCACACCATTAGCCGTGGTCCCTGTAACACCGAAATTCGGTTCACCAGCTTCCCAGGTGTGCTGAATGCCCTGGCGATAATCAAATGCCAGTGGCACACTCTTGCCGACCACGCCGGTGATTACAGTGAATGCACCCGTGGTAGCGGTCGTATCGAACGGCGAGGTCACAGTCATCTTGAAGTTGGGGGTATCCGGCAATCCACCGTGCCCGGGGTCCTGGGTAGCGGTCAAGTCAACCACCGGGTAATCAATCCCAGCTCCTGCTAAACTTATGATTGGGATTTGTGTCAGAGAGGCGGCTGAATTGTCCAAGAAAAACGTCGCCCATCGATCCACAGTTCTACCGTAAATTGGTGCCATATCTTATCTCCTTTATCTGAATATAATTATTCGCCATCTCGAAGGGCTCGAGTTAGACTGAGAGCGAAAGTCGCCGTGGTTGCGGTATTGAATACCAGTTGCCAACGCAAGAATTCGCGCACGGTTGCAGTCTTGCCGATCTGAATAAAGCCGAATTTAGGCGTGGCGGTAGCATCAATGTCGCCCGTAGTACAGCCAGCGAGATCGGCACCAGTACCCGCGCCCGCGGCGGCGCTATCCTGTACCTTGAGTGCTACCGTGCCGTTGCTTGTGAATAGTTGATAGCACATATAGCCACCGAAAGCCGTCGCAGCATAACTGCTATCCCAATAGGCGGCTGAGTTTACCGCCGTCTCCACGCCTTTGGGATGCAGCAGGTTGCCCCAAGGCCGGATATAGGTCATGCCGTAGGCAATAGCAGGCAGGGCAAAGTGCATATTGACCATACTCATGCCCTTGTCTACCGGCCTGATATAGTTACTCTGAATGAATGGGTAACTGAACACATAATCACCCAGCACCGGCGCTTGCTGGATGCCCCAAGGTATCATCACCGTTCGCGTTTCGGGTATTGCGCTGGCTTGGTTATGGAAGCCCGAGGGTGTTGCGGTAAACAACACCGCTTGCATATCGCCAAGCGATACAGTGGGCATATCAGGCAAACCGCCGTTACCCTCATCTGACTGCGCATGAAATAGCGGAGTGTCATAGGACCAGCCCATCTCACTCGCCCCGATAACATAGGGCGACCAGTCCACCCCGTCGATATAAGTTCTAATCCATCTTCCTATTGTTCGTCCTGGCATAATGCACCTTTAGTTGATAAACTCAGTAACCTTGAACAGGTATTCAAAACCATAGAAGCCAAATTTATTTGGACCTTCATTTCCAGCCGGGTCCATTACTATTCCGGGACCACTCACACTATCCAAAAAGAAGTCAATGATGCCAACAGTTCCGCCTAGAACATCCTTGGTTAATGCGCCGTCTATAATACGTTTGGTCATGTCCATCAAGTCAGGAATGACGGTATATAGGCCGCGTCCCTCACCTACTGGCTTATAAGCCAATGAGTAACGCAATTCATATTCCAATCTACCCATACGTAACCCCTCGAGGCCAGTCGCATTGTATCCAATGACAACATTGGATATAAAGCCGCCACGCATTTCAGGGTAAAGCAATGGGCATTCGCGCGGGTTAATTGCATCTGGCAACTCAAATGTGTCTTTGACGGTCAGGTCCGCAACCGCGCTCATTAACTGCGTCTTGATGGCGGCTGTAACAGTGGCAAAGGCAAGCGTCGAGGTCATACCAATCGCCTGTAGCTTGCCAGAATCTTCTCGCCCCATGCGGGTACGTCGCCCGGCGTGATGACCACACCCGCCGCGGTAACTCTTGCCGCACCCACCACGCTCTCGCCAAAGCGCGCCTTATATAGATTGTGGGCAAGCGCCAACGTCAATGTGGCAATATCTTTGGGCGGCGTAGCAGAGTAACCCCATGTACCTTCTACGCTGATTACCGCCTCACTGTCACCGACCGCAGAATATTGCCAGTACACATTTTGCGACCATTTCAGCCGGATTTCATGCTTGGGGTATGTATTAAGCGGATACAGGTTAAAACCAGCAGGGGGAATGACAATGCCATCACCGTTGGTCAGGGTTGTTACACCAAGCAGGTCGTCATCATCAATGTATAAACTAAGACCATTTGGCAGGTCATACAGATGTGTCTCTGTGCGCGGATAAAAAGTTCGATGAGTATCGCCATCGATATAGCGCGAGGCCGTCTCGATCATGCTTGTCAGCAAAGCATCATCGCTCGCGTCCGCAGGCAACGGCGCGCCGCCTGAAGTCATGTACTGCCTCATGCTATTCAGATCGCAATAGTTGCTACTCATAAAAGCACCTGGTTACTTATCGCGCTTCACAAAGACATCCGACACTTTCCAGGAGTGGTTATATTTGGCCTGGATCCAGCCGGCATTTTCAATCTTCAACCACACATCTTTATCGTCGATGAACTCGTCAATGGCATGAAGGGGGCCGTCGCCCTTGACCAACAAAATCGCGGTACGATCTTTGTCATTATGATCGGCAAAGATAGGGAGGTTGGTCTTGACCCAAATCAATCTATCTATTGAGTAGTCCATAACAGCTCCTATGGGAAATTATTTCCATTGGGGCTCAGCCAGGGGCCATTGCCCTTTTCGCGTGCGCCAACGCTAGGCTGAGCCTTAGGAAAGGAGGAGGAAGTATTTTTAGGTAAACCCACTTAGACGATAACCGCCTGAGTACCAGTAACCAGAGTCGGCGGATTTTTATGGCTGCCCTTATACAAGGTGGCAACAACCGCGTTCGGGAAAGCGGCGGTAGTAGTAACTACAACCAGCTTTTGGAATGGGCGCGCTGCGATGACTTTGGTGTCGATAGTTTGAACTGTGGTATCGCCCAGTGCCTTGGTAACTTGCACCAAAACTGCACCGGTAATGTCGGCCGCGCCAGCGCCGCCGGTCAGGATATAGTCCTGAACCTTCATGTCAATCAAACCAGTCGCGGTTGCGACGCCTAAGACCAGCGAATACAACACACGGTCAAAACCGGCGCAGTTGACTTCGATGGTAGTCATAGTGCCTACAGTACCAATCGTCGGCTCGCACGCGACCATCGATTTTGATTCAGCAGCAATATTGTGAGACATTTTGTTTTCCTTTTTGGTGGGGTTCCAGACCCACCTATGAAGCATTGCTGGGGGGCCGGTTAGCCCCCCGTTTGATTGTTGTTTAGGCTAGACTTATGCCTGTAGCATCCAGAGGATTGCTTCGCTCTGCAGAACGGCTCCGCCCTCGCGTACTTTAGCGAATAGGCCGATTTGACCATTCGCCTGATATAGCCAGGGGTTGCGTGCCACGGATAGGGACTGCCGTTCGGCAATCGCGTAGAAGTCCGGGTTGACTAGTAAAGCGGTCTTGGTCGCTGTAACAACTGGGATAGCGGTCGGCATCGCAGAGGTACAATAGACTGGGATACCGGCACCTAGGTAGCCATTGGGGGAAACATCTTTTGGGCCACCTTTGCCCTGTGGCATATCGGTGAAGGCGAAGGCAACAGTGGTCAGAGCACGGATGAGACCCAAGACTGGCCGGGAACAAACGAATGCCAGGTTATCAACATATTGGTCGGGCATAGCATACAGCAAGCCCTGGATATCACCTACTGCGATGAGAGCGGCGGCGGCGGTGGTTTTACCAAGTGACCCACCTACTGCCATCGCCTGAGGCATTGCAGTGCCAGTGCCGGAAACGATGAAGTAATAGTTCTCGGCGGCAGCCAGAGCACGGCCCCAAACACCAGCAAGATATGCGTCAGCGCCCGGCGCGTCAGCTTCCCATTCCTCGCTCAGTTTGATGAGTTTGGTCATCTTGTGGATTGTGACTGGCACCTGTCCGGCGGTTGGTTCGTTCTCATCATAAGCGCCAGTCTCGGCGGTCACAACGAACTTGGTAGCAGCCGTACCCTCAACAGGGAACAGAAGACGGTCACTTTGAGTTGGCACAGCCAGAACACCGATCTTGCGCGCAATAGAGAGCTCGTTGCGTTTCTCGATAATCCTTCCATAGAAGTCATCGGGCACATAGAAGCCACCAGCGGCGTCAACCTGCCCGGCCATAGCAACCTTCAATTCATCAGCATCCAGACCTTCATAAAACTTATTATCCGGCAGCAATGCGCCATTAACCTTGCCGGTCTGGATGAAATTCAGGAAGCCCTTGACTGCATCATCAGCAAAGCCCAATTTGGTCTTTGTGTTGACGTTGGGTTTCGTGATAAGTGCCGCGCCCTGTTGCTTTGGTTCTTCAACCTGAGCGGGTGCGGGTTGTGCCGCTTTGACTGCTTCGGTCACAACGGCAGGGATAGCCGTCTTGATTGCTTCGGCAACAATGGCGGCGACTTCTTTCTTGGTATCTGCGTCCATAGTAAACTCCTTTTTGTTTGGTTTAGTTTCTTCTGCCGCCGTTGTTGCAACGGACACCGGTGTTTGTGAAACAACACCCAGCATTTCAGCAGGGATAAATGATTTCAGGGATGTAGCTACGTTCTTTGGTTCGGCTGGCCGATGAGTCAGCGATGCATCCAATTTCAAGGGCCAGCGTTTCAGATAGGTATGCCCTTCTTGTGATTCACGGATAACTAGGTGTTTGGCAGTGCCGGACGACCAACCTAACTTGCCTTTCCTGGCAAAGTCAGCAATGATCTTTTCGTACTCATCGCGTTCCTGGAGTAGCATCTCGGCAAAGATAGCCTCGGGCGTCATGGTCAATATTGCTTTGCCTAACTTGCGCGAGCCGAATATCTTATTCTTACCATGATCGAAATAGACAGTAGAGGTGGCTGGAAAGTCCGTGTCAAAGTCGGTCCTTTCGTCAAAGAATTCACCAGTCGCGTCAACAGAAATGCCGCGGGTAAAACGGATTAGAGGTCCCGACAGCCTTAATCCCTCAGTAGTCTGAATCGCCTTGATCGCGTCGCCGTCGAATACCTCAATATCATCTTCGCTTGCCTTGTCTAATGACTTAGGTAACTGTGTCCACTCTGGAGTCTGCGGGCAACTTGCGCCCAGCGAGTTGGCTGCGTCATGGATAGATTGCAATTTCTCCTGATCTTTCCAGGAATGACGCGCGCCGCGCTTGATTTCGTTTTCGGGGTCTTCCTTATCAGGAAGTATATCGAGTACTTTGCCAATGGACTTGTTGGCCTCTTCCCCTAAGGTTGCATAGCAGATAGCATGGGCCGATCCTTCATCGAAACCCTTATCAAGTAGATGACCCAGGCAACGTTCCATTTTGGCAGTGTGATAATCGTGCTTAATATCGGCGACCGAATGAGATTTATGCAATTTGTCCCATTCGGTTTCAACATTGCCCATCAATTCATCAATAAATTCGGGCATATCCAATACGGCCACATTGAGTTTTGTCCATCCCTTTTGTTCCATCTTTGTGGCACAGTTTGGGCATATCTTGCGTACTTCTTCCAACTTAAGCCAAACCGATTTGCCTTCCAGATGTTTCTCCCACATGGAATGGCAAATTGCTGCGGCCTGGTTTGGGTCTTTGGCTGTGCCTTCGTGAATCACAATTGGAATACAACGACTGATATAGTCGTCTCTTGATTCACCGAGTAAGGGTTTTGGCATGGACACCTCCACATAACAAAAAAAAGAGCGACCGGAATATTCTTCCAGTCGCCCAGTTAGGACACATCGTGGAGTTCAGGTCATGTCATATCAGTGCACGCATTTAGCGTATCCGCACCTGTATGGCTATTTAGTTAGTAATATTATACCACAACTTGTAATGATGTTATAACATCATTACAGCCGCGATGCAAGATATCATTTCAACTTGCACGCTATCAGTAACTTGTCTACCCATGTCTCGAATATCTTGACGATCTCAGGCATCTTCTCCATCGCCACATCATATACCTTGCGCCAACCGCGGGCAGTCATGATGTGAGACTGCTTATCTCCACCAAGGTATGGCCCGTAACTGGTATCGTTGCCCAGGATGGTCGTGTATGCCTGCTGCTTCACTGTCCAACTTGTGCCATAGCGTTCGGATTTTTGGTCATTCCCATATTTAAATTGTGTTCCTCTGCCACGTATGTAGTAAGGTGTAGGTGGTGCATTAGCGCTGTCAGCGGGAGGATACTTCTGGATGCCTTCAGTTTTCAGGATAATCTTAGCCGCTTCGTTACCAGCCTGCGCCAGATGGTGCTGCACCTGGCGCGGGAACTGTTGGAGCGCGGCCTGTAATTCTTCTATTCCCTTGATTTCAACTTTTATAAAATCGTTAGGCATTGGCTAATATATCCGTGGTTACTTGATCCCAACAACGACATCCAGGATGAGGGTCAGGGGGTGCATCATATTCCTCACCCGTTTCAGGATGCACAAACGGTTCATCAACTTCAACTTCTTGTCCATTAAGAGGAGCACAACGATCACAAACAAAAGCATCCCGATTCGTGAACCAAGTCTTAATTACCCGCACATCCGGCCATTCATTCTTCAAGTCCTGCCCTACCAACTTATTGGCTTGAGCATAAGCTCTGGTAGTTTCTGTTGTTGCGATTAATAAAGCCCGGCTCTCGTCATACGGCAGCATGTTCACCACATCGCCTATAGTAAAGCCCGGGGTTTCAACGAACGTTGAAATGGCAGTCTGCAATGCATCCCGTGTCGTATCGTTGATCCCCTTCACCAAATCGAACGCATATTGCCGTGCCCACTCAACCGCCCGCGAATTGGTCAGCGTCCAATCCATGCCGATGGTGACAGACTGTCCAAACAATGCCACGCCATCTTTGGACGCGAGTATCAGTTCAGCCAATATCTCGGCGTCGAAATCCTCATCATCGAACAGGTCATCAGTGATAATACCAGGCGGCATGGCGATGGCTTTACGATCGGGATATTTCAACGCCAACCGCGCCAGCAACTTATCCTGTTGCCTGGAGAAGTAACGGCGCATGACGCGATAGATGCGCTGTTCTGACTTCTCTTTCATGTCCTTGCCCGGCTCCTTCTTATCACGCGCTGGTATCTTAGCCTTGATGCAAGCCAAATCATAGCACAGGTCATCCGGCAGTGGTATGCCTTGCGACTGCGCCCAGGACACAGCGGACAGAATGGCGGAAACGAGGTCAGGCATTCACTCTCTCTCTTGCGGCCTTCGCCGCATCTCGCAGTCGTAATAATGTTTGCTTTCCAGTCAATCCGAGATTTGATGCGGTAATGTGTTCCCAATCACTTGTTCCACCCTCTTCGTCAATCTCGCTTATACTGACCTGTAACTTGATGTGAAAATCAACACTGGTAGAATTTCCATGCGTTTCAAAACTGTTGACTTTTATTTCACTGACATTGCCTATCGCATAAATACCAGTTCGACTTCCAGATGCCTCAATGAATTTGTCTATATGGGTCTCGATATGATTCCGAACCTCTTCCTTGTTGTTGAATGTGCGGTTGATTACTGTCGAACCTCCTAAAGTATGATCGTCGATCTTATGGATGCTATTAGCGCCGGATTCTGTTTCAAAATCCCCACCGCCATTGCCTCCACCGCTATTTGATGATCCTCCGTTTCCACCGCCACCCCCATCAGAAGCAAATCTGCCGAGTTCGTCGTGACTTTCGTTATATTTTAGTGCCTCAATACCCAGCCTGATTCCTTCCAGCACAGATACAGCATCGGGTTGATCGTCGCCCTTCATGGCAAATGCCACTTTGATCTCATTCGCCGTGGTTGCCTTTGCCAATTCGGACATAATATATTGTCTGTCCTCATCGTCAATATAGTTGTTTTTAAATTCACTCGCAGGGGAATTGCCCTCATGCAACTGCCTTAGTGCAAACTTCCGCCATGCTGCCAATGCTAGAGACTTTGGCGATGGCACAGCATTTATACCGTCCTGCTGGGGCACCGGTTCTATGACATTTGGCTTTTGCGCTAGGTTTTCGGCCATGACCGCGGCATTTTCCTGCTTGGTCTGGAAGTATCCCCTAATCGCGGCTATCATCGTTTCTTCCAGATCAAAGCCGAATTCAGCCAGCATTGCCAGCGCCATTTCTTCGGTCTTACATTTTTCGATGGCGTCCATGAATAAAGACAAAGATTGAGCGCGGTCGGCCTCATCCTCCTGGAATATTGACATCTCCTCTGGGTCTGCTTCAATGGTGTAACCAACGTCATCAAGGAACTGGTCGTTCAACACTTCACAAATATCGTCGGCACGGGGGATGACCGTATCGGTATAATAGCTTTGCATATTCTCAACCGCGGTTGCAAAGTTGGCCGCGTCAGTCAGCAGAGTTTCGGGAATCTCAAATGCAAAAGCTATATCCTTGACGGTAAGTTCATTCAGCCCGGGCATGTCCAGGGTATCCAAAGGTGGGTTGACATTGAATGGCTTGATCGTGCCGCGCAAGGCAATCACATTGAAGGCATTGCGCAACATGCGAGAAGCGCGCTTAAAAAAGTCCTCAGTCCGTTTCATTTCCTCTGGGGATGGGTTGCCTTCCACGCCCAACACAGTCACCGGCATAGTGCCACCCTCGAAGAAGTAGGACGCAAATCGCCTGACATAATGGCGCAGTTGGGCAGACCCCAGCGCAACCTGCGCAGCAGCCAATCCTTTGCCTATATCATCAGCCGGGTTGAAGTCGCGGAAGAATACTACTTGATCGTCCGTCCACGGCCCATACTCCACGCTATTGACGCGCTGTTTGAAAGTGCGCGTGGTTTTAGGCAATCCGTTCTCGTCTTTCTCCTGCTTCACATCAATGGTAACGGAGACTGGATTAAGCCACTGTAAGCCGAAGCGCCTGCCCTCTACCACATTGTCATTGATGAGGCATAGGCAGAAACCGGATAGCAGCTTGCTGGCTTCGATATGCCATAGCAGGCCTTTGAATGGTGTAGTAAATATATCATCCCATTCTATGACATCGGTACTTTTGCCTTTATGCAAATGAAACGGGATTGCGGTCAATGACTTGCAGCGGATGTTGACCGCTCTAAATACCAGTGGCACCTTTGAGTATGCCCCAGAAGTATCGATCAGCCTATCTGCATCGCTAAACTCGCCCGAGTTGAATACCTCAGCCCATGCCGGGATATTAGCGATGGTTTTTACTGCGCTTCGTCTATTGTTCATGTGTCATGCTCCAAATAAGATGAATGAACCCATATCCATATCGTCCTCGAACGCGTAGCGCAGCGCGTCTATCAAATGATTGTTCTTATCGACTGGTATCTTCAGTGCATTTCCGCCCGCATCCTCTTTCCATTTATATTGCTGAAACTCATTGCGGGTGTTGATGCAGGAGGTATCTATGATGATGGTTTGCTGTTTCAACCAGTCTATCCCAAAGTTCACACTGTCCTTGCCCTTCTTGACTGGATAAGCATCAACTCCAAAATTCTGCAACTCTGCGATGGATTTGGGTTCGGCACTGTCGCAGGCAACCCGATCCTTGCCTATCTTGTCCTTCGCCTGTTCTGCCAGCACGTCATTGGTCAACCCGGTTTCATATAACTCATCATAGATATAAATCGTTTTTCTCATCCGATCATAATGACTCGTTGATAGAGCTGCTGGGTCTGAAGAAAAACCGAAATCCAGGCCATTGCGACGGTTTGTGAAATTGTCTCGCTGAGAAGACAAATCCTCGACTCGCCAATTGGTAAAGACGACATTGCCCAATACCCCCCATTGACCTTCGGTATAAACTGCGTAATAGTATTTGTCTGTTTCATTCTCCAAGTCCTTAATATCGTTCGGCGTCAGGAAGCGGTTATCTTTATAAATCGTCTTTAGAATCGATAACTCATCAGTCTTGTATTCCGTTTGTTTGTCTGCCCATCCTATCTTGCTGAAATACTCCTCGTATACCCAATGGCTCTGCAATATTGGGTTGAAGCTCATGCTCAAGCGTTTTGGCGTATTGTCATCGCCGCCACGTTGCCGCTTGTAGAGCTGCTTGATCGAGTTCTTCTCAACCTCGGTCGATTCTTCAACCCAAATGTCAGTGATGGCTCCCCTGGCGGGCGCCAGGCTTTTCATCTTCTCCACGTCATCCAGTCCGGCGAATATGATCTGATAGCCATTCGAGCAAGTTATCAGCATGTCGCTTTTGTTTATAGCGAACAACCCGCCTACATTCCAAGTCGATATTACACGGCATATCTCAGTAAAGACCGAGCCCCGTATGGTGCGCGCTACTTGACGCACAACAAGATAGTTGCGCCCGCCGGACATCAGGTCATAGACGCAACGTTGCGCCAGGAATACAGACTTGCCAGAAGCACTCCCGCCATAATAGATTTGGGTGCGTGAGTAGTTTGTAAGGTGCGGGATAAAGACCTGATTGAATATCTTTTGGTCTATATCAACGGCATAATCAATCATCGCCTTGTAATGTTACCTTGATTTTGATTGCGCCACTATCTGCGCCAGTATGCTCTAACTTCTGGATGGGCAATCCCAGAGCATGGTCAAATAACAATTTGCGTGCTTTATCATCACCACCCTCAGCATCAAGGAGCAACTTTTTGACAACCACTTTCCAACGTGCAGGCGTGAGAATACTCCAGAGGATTTTAAGATATTCTTCCTCACGTTCCTTCTTAGGACGGCCTGGACCACCACCGTTTCCTTTCGCAAAATGCCCGTTTTTCTCTCTAATCATGGTTTATTCGGGGTTTATCTACGGTTTATCTACGGTTTATACCGCTTTCCCTTTCATTTACAAACGCCATCCGCTTATTGGATAGGGTCATTACAAATCTTTCCAGTTTTCTTCTTTATAGCCCCAGAATATAATGAATCCCAATTTTATTTCCCATCCAAGTGAGTGTTTATAATTGGAATATTTCAATCCTTGCCATCTATTGTAAATATCTATATGAAATAAACCAATTTGATAATGTTTTGATTTCTGTCCATAATCATCTATGATGCTCACTTTCCCTCCATTGTCATAATTGTACTCGACCATAATGCGCCACTCAAAACATAAATAATTGCCTCAACCTCATCCCGCCTTAACATAAATGTGGTCGGTCTATCATTATCTCTATCAAAGCGCAGATAAATCGTATCGGGTTCTAATCCCATAATCAATCCCGCGCTTATCTCACAATTTCGATAAGGCTGTTTTGCGACACGCCAGAAATAGCCTTTGCGCCCCTTATATTTTTTGGTAAATCTTATTTTATTGCGATTGCCCATTATTCATTTTCTCTCCATCCCAGCGCCTTTTCGTCGCCACTGAAAACATCACTGTCAATGTTTTCACTGGCAATGGAAACCAAACCGTCGCATTCGCCGTCCAATCCCATTTGTATTACCTCTAATGCCAAAATTGCCTCATCATAATCAGGCGAATTGAAATGTGTCTTCAGAAAAAGCAATCCATCTATACCCTGTTGAAGCGCTTTTCGTTGGTTTATGCTGTGGTTTTCTTTACGGTAAATTCTGTTTTATTATGGCAATTCTCGCATCTCGGAACCCACGGTGCATAAACATTTTTACATACAGGACATTGCCAGCCTTGAGGCTGAGCAATAGGATTGGTTGATTGAAATAGTGGTTGAATATAACAAATATGATAGGTATTATTAGGCACCCAACTACCGCATCTGGCGCAGGTCCAGCCATAGAATGCATAATGCTGGTTATTATAGGTGGGAATACCGCTCGTATCATTCATATTACTCTTATCCTTTCGGGCATTCGGCTTCTAGTATCGCAACCCGCTGCTCGAGCATCGCCACTCGTTGCTCCACAGTCGGTGCCGGAGAAGGCGGCGATTGGTCAAGCCAGGCGCCGAACTCGGCATAAGTGCCATTAAATAAATTCAGATCAGGATCGCCATCATATTGCCAAAGCGTCCATTTGGGCCACGGCTCGAAGTCGGGCAGCGGATTAAGCCGCCAATCGGCGACGTGAATTTCACAGGCCAATAGCCAGGATGGAATAGGTTTGAGATAATGAATAGCGGCGGGGTTCATATAGAACTTAGGATTCTTGCCCGATGAGCCGTTATAGATATCGCGTAACTGCTGCATCCCTATGAGAAGATTAGCACGCGGCGGGAATTTTACATGAACCGTCACTCCAAGTAAATTCTTATAATCCCATTCCTCGACATCGTACATTAATGACGAATTGCCTTGTTCGTCCTTGATGATATTCCAAACCGCGTTGGCTTGCGGCACCGCGGGATAACGGAAATCATAGAACGAATATGGCCACCAGGGTTTACCGGCGTTCTTTGCCGCGTCGCGGTTTACAGTATATTTCGGATCGGGATGTGTGCCGTCATAGCAACGCGGGATCACAAAATCATAGGAAGAACAGTCTATGACATCCAGTCCAGATGCATAGGGTTTCAGATCATATTTGGACAGGTCGCGCCCGTATGGACGTACGATTGAAGCACTTTGTGCCGCCAAATTCCACGTCACCTTCAAGGCATTCGGTGAAAGTTCCTCAGAAATCACATTATCAATTATGGGCAATACCACAGTGTCACTCATTTTCATTTAATCCTTATCCCGAGCAAATTCAATGCCGCCACGAAAGCGATTCCAAGTGTGTTCGCGCCGTTCCACCAGGAACTTTGCTGTTTCGCCGCGTCTGCCGTGGTTTGCGCCCGAATAACATCAACCTGCAAGACTGTTATTTTATTGTCAGCCAGGTTCTTCCAGTTCTCAATCTCGCGGATGCGCAATTCGCTTTCTTTATGCCATTGATGCAATTCGTCTGAAATTACATCTAACTTATCGGAAAAGTTATTAAGTGCGGCATTGACGATTGCGTTAGTGACGTTCTGGCTGTTGACTACCGGATTTTCGGATGCTGGCATAGAACCTACTCAACAGGCGGTGGTGCAATTTCGCCAGCCCAGCCAAACTTGGCATCTTTTACTTTAGCCAATTGCGGCGTTATCTTATAAACGCTTTGATTTGTCACGATTGCAGATAGGAAGATAACGACAAGTTGGATTACTCCCTGCTTATCACAGGATAGACCAGACTCCAAAACGCCGGCGCATTGTAAGCCGAAAAGGCTGGCAGACAGGATAAGCAATAGCAGCGCCATGATAAGCTTTTTGATTTCCTCTTCTTTCAAGGCGTACCAGGTATTTAGGCCAGGGATATACGAGAATAGTAGGCTTAGAACTGCACCTGCGATTGCGGCTAAAACTGCTGGGGTAAGAGTAAATGCGGGCATGGTATTCTCCTTATTTGTGTTTCAATTCGAGTTTATTATAACATCTACTGATAATTCTAACTATAGTTAATCTGTACAACAGCAAGAATATGCTTGCCATTGTTTCTCCAGAGCCGGTGGCGGGAGTTGAACCCGCATTGGTCATCATTACAGGTGATGCCATCGAACCGGTCACCGGCAATAAACTATAAGTCTAGGCGATTCAGAAGATTCGTCAGACGGCCGATAGCAGATCGAACAAATTGGTCAATCTCCGTTAAAGAGATTCTCACAGGTGATCCATTAAGAATCGCTTTTGGTTGGCATGCATCTTCGGCTGATTGAGATCTGAGAACTGGCAAAAGCGCCGATTCTAGGGCAGTGATTTCTTCGTGAAGGGTTTTGACATTATTCTCCAAATCTTTTGCCTCAGAAACCACGGTCACAGCCTTTGCGCACTCAATATCTTTTGTGCTTGATAAATTTGTAATTGACATATTCTCCTCCTTTCCTATAAAATTCGATTTTCACCGGCATCACACCCACATTCGATAATGCTTATTATCGGAAGCGTTGTTGATAATCTCGTTCACTTTGCAATAAATAATCACGCACTTCCAAGAGTTTCTTGTTCTTTATTGCCGCCTTTTTAAATAACCGGATAAGATGAGCTAAAGCGCTCGCTAATGGACTATTATTTTCTCTTAGACTATAATAATGGTTTATTAATAGAGCCTCTTCTTTCTCTGATAGATTATCTTCTTTCATATAAATACTATCTCCTAAATCTTTTGAAATACCGTACAAATTCTTGGATGATGCCAAATACGAGTGAGGATAACTATACGTTTATCATATTCAGTACCAATAGGTCGTGCTGTAATAAACCAATGATATGTCCCTATAAATCCTCCTGGTTTACATACCCTAACCGCTTCGGCAGTATATTTGTAATAATGCAAAGCACCTGTGTTATATAATTTCCCTGATAAATTCACTGAATAAGGTGGATCAAGTAAAACAAAGTCGTAGGTATTATCTGCAATCGGCAAATAATGGGCATCACCAACAAATAAGGGTTTTACTTCTGGATTAATATCCATCAAATCGCCATGCTCAGACATGCCTCCGAATGGCTGTAATATTCTTTTGGATGGATAAAGTTCAAACAATTTTTTCTCGAACCATTGTGGAAATCCGCCCACGTATTTATTAATTCTACGGGAACGAGGCAATACCCAAACGATATTCTCAATCAATTTATTTTTCTCCTTTACTTCTGATAATACCCATTATCATATCCACGCCTTCACCAGGTCGCCATGCTCGCGCGTGACCCGAATATCCTCAGCCCGCTTCGGCTGGCACGGCAGGCGCTTGCCAAGATAAACGGCAGTATTACAATAGTCCAACTTATCACATGAATGACACCTGGCATAATAACTATCGCGATTAACAATATGATGCTTACAGTTATAGGCCTTACAGGCATGGCACAACCGGCTGTAATAAGGCTTACCATTTGTTCTCTTGCCATTCGTGAAACTCTGGAGTGGCTTCTCAACGCCGCATTGCGCACATATACGGGTAATATTTCTTGTCAACGGAATCGTTTTATTCATGTATCTCACTGACAGTCGACTGCCTCAGGTCCAGGATATTATCCTTATATGTCTGAATGATTCTGTCCGCATTGTATTCAACGTATAACCGATCTTCAAACCAATCCATAAGATGAGCATAATATCCCGCCACATGAGGTTTGAACCATTCCGAATGTTCAAGCATCCAGAACCGCTCCATGATAACTTTCGCTTGGATATGCAAATGACATTGTTGGCACAAGACGGCCAAATTCCACCAAGCGCAATTAGATGGGTCCATGTCCAAGTGATGAACGGTCAGAATATGACCAGGTTCATTTGCTTGACCGCACCTTTCGCATTTCCAACCCGTCTCTTCTTTGGCTTTTTGGGCAATAGTAGGCCAATTATCGGGATAGTGGCTACCTGGCTTGGATTTTCTCACTCGTTTCTCCTTTGCTGGCCGGCTCCAGCAGTCCGCCGCACACATTCCATTGGACATTGCGTCGGTCGGACATGCTTAGATATTCAAGCAGCTTCTCCTCACATCTTGGCACGCATCCATCCGACTTTTCAGTGTCTACGGTGACGATGCGCCCACAACGGGTACAACGAAAGAGGGTGGTCATAGCTGCACCATCATCGCCTTGAAGTAGGCCATTCGCGCACGGCACATGCTACAATGGTCACGGTGCATTTCTCTTAATCTTTTTACTTGTATCTCAACTGCTTCCATGTGCATACGAACTGCCTCATACCATTGAAGCATCAGGCGGTTATCCACCAGACACTGGGGCGGGGCAATCATGCGTCCTCCCATGCAGCATAAGCACGAAGACAGGTATCGCATTCGCAGCCATCGGGATGCTTCTTCTTCCCGCCTGTCTTGCGTTTGGACATCACCGAAATAGCGGCATTAACAATGCTACCTAATGTCGTGATGCTGTAGTCCCGATCCCGCAATTCCTGGACAGCTTGAGTAACATCAATGGGCTCCACACCTGCTTTCTGCATGGTTTCAAGCGCGGCAATCCACCGGGGCGGTCCTCCTGTCAATTCGGGTATCTGTGTCGCATTGACAAACGCGGTCGAGAGCGGCGAGAGACAAGGTTCGTCTTGGATTTGAGTTTGTGGCGTTGGTGTTGTTGCGACTGCATCAACCTTAACCTCATCATTAACATCATCTTTAACATCGTCATTAACATCGCGGCAAGTAAGTACAGTGTCTTGTTGGCTATCTTCCTTGTTATCTTCCTTGCTATCCTGCTTTGATATTTTGTCGTTCTTGGAAGCAATAAAGCCGCCTTTTAACTTCCAATTTGTCTCTAAAAGTATATTCCCCTTTGCATGGTATCTTGCCCGATCTATCCAACCTTCGGGAGCTGGGAAATCAGATGGTGCAGCCCATTGACTATCCTGATAGTTCCACCAATTAATGATTTGGATATAATGACAATCCCCCAATTGATATCTATAAATATTTTTGGCCTGATCCAAAACAGATAAATCGGCCTCGACTTCGGAAAGCGAAATATCATCGTAAGACCAAATAATAGAACGGATATAGGCTGGCTTACCAGGCAATCTTCCTTGGTCATCAGCAACCTCTATCAGACCTTGCCATAAATCGCGTTGACGATAGGTCAGAGCTGCAAATGTTTCAGATTTCCTGATCTTGCTATCTATGATTCTGCGATGACCCATATATTTAATCGTCTGAATTTTCTTTATTAGTTCCTGTCAATTTATGAAGTACGCCCGCCGTATATTGGAGACGACGATTAAAGGTAGATAATCGGTAAGATTTTGCTGAGGCAATTTTTATGGCCTCTTCTATTTCCTCTGGTGATGCCCAGGAAAACCACTGCATTAATACGAAATCTGCCGGTACATTTTCATCATTAAAATAAATTGCCCATGTTTCCTGTAATACCCTAACATTTTTCTGAGTTAATCTATCTCTTTCAGATTTCGCAATCTGATAATGTCTCAATTCGGCTATTTCTTGCTGCATTTCCAGCCATTCAAGATCTGCATCAGGTCTGGGCGAGATATTTTGCAATTGCTTATCCGCCTTACCTTGATTGCAAACCTCGCAAGCCGTAATAAGATTTAAAGGATCGTTGTCGCCTCCACTTGCAACAGGATTGATATGGTCTATAACTAATACAACTTCAGGAGGTTGTTTTCCACAATATTGACATGTGAAACTATCCCGTTTGAATATTTCAAAACGAAGGCGCTTACCCAATGATTTTCTTTCCGTCATATTTCACCACCTTCTCCATTTTCACATCGAAATTAAATAATTTGCCGCACTCATAGCAGGTGCAGCGCAGGATATTGTCATCAATCTTGCCCTCACGAACGTTGACGCTGCCGCACTCGGGGCAGCGGATGGTGACGCGCTTGGGGGCGGTCATATCAATTGCCCCATAAGTTGTTTGCCTATCCATTCGGTATAAGCTGGAGGTATAGATTGGGTAAGTTCTTTCCGCGTCATCCAATCAATATCCATTGCACTTTGCCATTGTTTAGCCGTACCTTTTGATACATTCCTTTTTATTGTTCCCCAGGTTTTCCATCGGCCAGATCCGCCCGCAATAGAAAAATAACCTTCGCCTATTCGTTTTCCTTTATGGGCAGGATGACCTTGTGCCAAAACAAAAAAAGAAGTTTCAAAACAGCGATGACGAAATACATGCAATCCAAACATTAGCCCACACAGGATAAATGATTTATTGAGTGGTGCTTGTACAACATTTTCAATAATATATGGTCTTCCGTTAATGATAAGTTGTTCTCGAGTGATCTTGATAAGATCGGGATATTGTTTGCCATTATTTCTGTGAATGATCGATGCAACACTATATGCCTGGCACGGTGGACTGGCGTGTATTACGTCAAACTCTCGCCCATGTTCTGCCAGGTATTCCAGAGCATCACCCTGAATGAACTCGAATGGATACCGCGGCATTGGTTTTATGTCCACGCCCGTTAACTCGAAACCGGCTCGATAGTATCCGACTGCACTTCCTCCAGCTCCACAGAATAAATCCAGAAGTCGCTTGGGGGCGGTCATGGGAATATGCCATCTTCAACAGCTTCACATATTCGATCCCAAATCGTATCCGATGCAATCTCCCAAAATTCACGCCCCAGCATTCCGCTTAAGCCGGTCCGGATATCGGGATCGGGTACAATTTCGGCGTATCGAGCTCTGGGCATTACGAAGATATCTGATGGATAAGGATTTTTGGGCCACCAATCGGGTTTTTTCACAATTACCTCAGCCTCTCGATATCGTTTAGTGTTTCCTGTTTGCAAATATCAGCCAATTTCTCCCATTGTCGCTGCCGATCCCATTGATCTTGCAGATTAATTTCTTCCTGCAATGTGAGTTCGTGTTCATTTTCCCCCATCATTTGGCTGATCTGACTCGAGCGCATGCAGGCGGCGATCGCCATAATAGCGCTGATAACGAGACCTACCAGAACGATTACAATGAAGCCTATCAAGATTGTTTGCATAACGTTCTCCTTTATCGCCTGCCCACAGCGTCCCGTCAGGGTCGGGAGCGTTTTCCCATGTGCATGGGTTTCGACTACCTCCGCCATGAAATCAGGCTGCACAAATTAAGACGCATCGCAGGCTTGTCCCTGTCAATTGGGCGTCCCCGAGTTGAACGGGGTAACTACTCTGGAATTGGTTAGCCTATAGCTCAAGTCCCTCGCAGGGTAGTGCGTACACATCCACGCCGCCCATGTCTCAAATTAGCTATTCCAGGATACCGAGGTCATTTTGTCTCCATTTCATTACTGTAAGGTTTTACCGTCTCAAACGGTACGAAGACTTACGTATGGTATGCCTTCTTTTCGGAAGGACAATAATTCGGGGTGTGCAGTTGCATATCCATCAAGAGATTTTGTATCCCAGGATATGCGACCTTTATTCCAGATAGCATGAAGAAATGTAGCCTTGACGGATGATCCATATTCAATAATATCTTTCTTGACCTCAGTTTCGAGATTATTGATATTATTGTTGACCGCTTCTGTTTTGCCCGCAAATTCTGCGTCAATTTCAGCCAACTTCGCCTTGACTTCAGCATTAAAAATTTCATCTATCAAGGATTGCTTTTGGAGCATAAGAACATCACGTCCCACATAATAATCAGCCAATTGGTTCAACTTCTGCTTGATTTCTATTTCGTTCATCGCAAATCCTTTCTATACTAAACTGTAAGTTATTTTCGTCTCAAACGACGTATATTTGATATGAGGGGGTCAATCATCACGGTCTCGTTTTTGCCCCAAAGAATTCCATAATCCGGCGTATCTTAGAAAACTTCTCAAATATCCAGAAATAATGTTTCACTTTTTCGACATCATTCAACTGTTTTTCGATCAATTCTTTCGCCAATTTCTCACCATTTTGCGCCAATTCTGCCGTTGTGTCTCTAGCATCGGCGGCAGAGGTAGGCCATTCTCTATGTCTTGTTTTTCTTTCGTTCATTATCAAATTCATACAAAATTATAAATTTACGTTACTTATGCTATGATAGAAAAGGTCAAGATACTTGTTAGAGCATTTTTACCCATGACATTAGATGACGCTATCGACACTTTTCTATCATCCATTATTGGCATCCGTTCTCCGAACACAGTTTCATGGTATGCCAATGTGCTGAACTATCTGCACGAATATTTCGACGGCAATACTAATATCAAATCCATCCGCCTCACCGATCTGGAGAAGTGGCGCGCCTCTTTATATAACCGCAAAGTGAAGTACATCGGGCGCACCACACATCCAGAGGTCGAGGAGCATCTATCGCCGTTTACCATTTATGGCGTTGTAAAATCTGCTAAAACTTTCTTCAAATGGCTCCAGGTTCGCCAATATATACTCGAAAGTCCTGCCGCGAATCTTGAAATACCAAAAAAACCTGGACATACGCGGTTTGGCATAAATCCAGACGACATGGAAAAGATGATTGACACGGCCAAACCAAATATACGCAATCTTGCGCTTGTGCTTTTTGTAAAAGATACTGGTTGCCGCCGTCAAGGTGTAGCCAGCCTCAAATTGTCCGAACTTCAACTTAATCATCCCAACTCCAAATTGCGCTATCGCGTGCCCGTGTGCGAAAAGGGCAACAAAGTACGTATCGTATTCATGCGTAACCGCTCACTCCATGCCTTATTGATGTGGCTGGAGATCCGTCCACAGTTCGCCATCCCGGGTGAAGATGCTGTGTTCGTCTCCATCGGCGGGCATACCCCAGGGCGCAAACTCACTCCCATCGGCGTGACCGAGATATTTCGTGAGATCGCCCGTAAAGCAGGCGTTGAATCTGCCTTCAGCCCTCACGAATGGCGGCACAGTTTCAGCCGACGTCTGATCGCCGCTGGGGCTAACCTCGGCCAGGTCAGCCAGCTCTTGGGTCATTCCGACATCCGCACAACGATGGATTTCTATGGCTCGCTCACCGTGGACCAACTCCAGCAGGCTGTCGATATGCAACCGGAGGAGACGATTGATTTTGATTATTAAGGTTCTGATTTATATTGGGCGGGAGAGGATATGAACCTCTCTTGGAGTGTGGTTCCTTTCAGATCAGTATGAACATTTACGGGTGATTAATATATTAATCAACCCAACCACAACCGTGCCTTCCGTGGCCAACATACTGCCGCCCAATCTAAAAAAACTATCGTGTTATCATTGATTGTTCTGATACGACCTGTTCCATTCGGGCTTCACCAGGTACTTGAATTAGCTCTTGTGGTAGTGGCCGAGTTGGTTGTAGTCCGAGCTTGCCCACATTTACAGAATGCTCCAAGTAATAATCTTCCGTTCTATCTGGATCGATTAAGTAATGCAGCAATTCTGTCGCCAAAGCATCGGGGCTTTGAAATATCAGGGTTTGACATCCTACCTTGACGATAAAACCATTCAAAACTGCGGTAATTTCAATATTTCTAATCATTATTTTTCTCCTTCTCAATATTATTGTCCGTCATAGAGTGGCTAAAGTAGACTTAAGACTGTGGATACAAGATGTGGTAAACTGCTATTAATCTTGGTGGTTGTAGCTCAACTGGTAGAGCAATGGTCTGTGGCACCATTGGTTGCGGGTTCGAGCCCCGTCAGCCACCCAGGGAATGTGAGATTATTAAGGTGCAAAAATGAACGATAAAAGCTTTGATGAATTGCAGTACAACTTGTTGAAAAGCCTCGATACTAATATACGATTCATGCTTGTGCTGATGATAGTAATAATAATATTGCAAGGTGTAACGATTTTTATTAGGTAATTGGGGGATTGATTAATCAAATAAGCCACCCCAGACCTCCTTAGGTCTGTCGCTGGTCCTCACTCCTCTCAGACTTGCCGGTCGAAGGAATGGGGGAAGGAGAACGGTCTGGGCATTAGCCCAGGCCGGTTCTTTTTAAGTCCCGGAATGCTCATTTTTCCTGTATTCAATTATATCATCAAGGCTATTCACCCCGAGGATATTACATAATTGAAGTGCGGTTTTGAGATTGAAATCCCAATAACCACGGGCGGCACGGTAGGCTGAGCTCATCGCCATTCCCTGACGTATTAAATCTATTGGTCTCAAACCGCGTTCTTTGAGCAGTTCAGGAACTTTGCTGACGAACGTTCCCATCTGTGCCTCCAGTTCTAATTCCATACCTATACTTATACCCTTAATATTCCAAACTGTCAATAGTAAATAACAATATTGGGGCTTGACAAATTTGCCAAATATGGTAAACTGTAGGCAATAAGTAATCGACCGGCAAGTCGAACAGAGGAGTCAATCCATGACAACCTACAAAACCCATTGGAATAGCACCTATCTCGAACCTATCATCATCTGCCAGGAGGCCTGGCACGAGAAGGTGCTGGTAATCGCCAAGCAGCTCGTCCTGATAATGGGCCTGGATAACTACGATCGCTGGTGCACCGAGAACAAGGAATTCCCCGATGGGCCAGTAGATTGGCAAAAGCTCCACGCCATTCTCGAAGAGAAGTACAACCAAGAATTAGCCTGCAGACAGTTGGAGGAGCAGGATCATCGGGAGCAAATGAGAGAGGAAAGACCAGCATGAGTACATTAGACGATGCCAAGCACATACTAGATCGCTCGCAAGGCGATGTACGTTCCGAAGAATACAAGCACGATCTTTACATGCAAGCCCTGATTACCGCCATTATAGCACTGGTGGAGACGCAGCAAGCGATGGTAGAGAAATTAGAAAACCTGAATTGTATCTTAGAAGGCGAATAATCATGACCGCCTGGGCAATCGCAATCCTAATTGTTTCAATTATCGCCGTCTATTTTGACGGAGTTTGGAAAGAGAGGAAAACGGAATGAACGCAAAAACTGAAATTGTAACCAAACAAAAAGCAGTGACATTCATCGTTCAGGATCCTGCTCGTTTAGCATCAAGACTCAAAAACCTGATCGTCAATGGCAAGAAACTATCTGATGAGGAATGCCTGGCGTTGGCACAATACAGCGTCGCCACGGACCTCAACCCATTCGTCGGTGAGTGCTATTTTCTGCCCAGTATTGGTCCTGGTCCAGGCATTGCTGGCTGGCGCAAGAAAGCCGAGGAGATGCTTCAATTCGAGGCTGAGAAGGCCAAGATACCCGTCGCTAAATTTTGGTGCGAGTATGTCCAGAATGGTGAAGGCGAAGCCCACTACAATCCCGAAAAGGGTG